GCGACCGCCTCTCGCTCGAAGATTCAGGAGCTCAACTTCAACCATCCTGTGAAGTACCTGGCGGCGGCGAATGGTACCACCGTCAACATTCTGGAACCCACCAACAAACTCAAGCTTCAGATCAATGGCACTGATGTGGCCGATTTCAAGTTCGCCGACCCCAACTTCACCGACGTACCTCTCTACTACCACACGTCGAACTCCAAGAAGCCAGCCCAGAATAAGTCCCTCTTCTTCTACCCATTCTGTCTCGACTCCGGTAAGCTCCAGCCCACTGGTACCCTCAACTTCTCTCGCCTCGATTCGGCTCGCATTGTGAGCGACAAGAAGGAGAACAACGATGACATCTACGCCATCAACTACAACGTCCTCCGTATCGAGAATGGTATGGCCGGTCTTTTATATTCTAACTAATTAGTAAACAATGTTTTGGAAGATTGTCTTCCTCCTCGCCATCGTTTTTGTATTGACGTACGATCCTAACTCCAGGACACTCGAGAAGTTTGTCGGTCAGCCCATGGCTGCTCCATCGACAGAAAAATCGTGTGAACACGCGCATTACGAAGCCGTCCAATTCGCTCAGACACCTTACCAATGCCCTCCCACAGGGAAGACTAAGATGGGTGCTGTGATGTAAAATACTTAAAAAGTAAAGCCCCCACTATAGTAATGATTCCCGTAAACCGTGAAACTGTCTTGACTGCTGCCACTATCGTGTGCATTCTCGGTCTCGTGTACCTTTTTAAGGAACTCAACAAGACCAAGGAGGAGATGGGCAACTTCAAGAACTTCTCGGCTCAGGTTGTTCGTCACTTGAGTCCACCACCCCCCATGAAACCCCAGCCCGTCCCAGAGCCTGAATCTGAGCCTGAAGCTGAGCCTGAACCAGAGGAGGTAAAATCCGAGGAATAAACATATTCCCTTATTGTAACTTGCGAATGCGCAATGAAAAAGTACAAAGCAATCGCAATACCCGTGACGTTCGTTGACGATACGCCACGGTTCCTCACTGTGAGGGACTGGAGATTTAAGGATTGGATTTTTGTGACGGGTGGATGTAGGCGGAGAGAGATTTATAACCCCCTTCGATGTGCTTTGAGGGAACTTGAGGAGGAGACCAGGGGTGTGGTTGCCCTCAAGAATGGGGAGTACACCGAGTTTAAGTTTGTAGTCAATGAGAGTCCCACAGTGGAACTCGAGTACAATGTATTCATCTTTTTCGTAGACTACACGAGGTCTGAGCAGTTAACACAAATTCAGTGTTTCTATGATGAAAAGCGAAAGACGACCATCAAGAAAATCATGAATCAGCCCATCAGGAAGACCCATGACGAGAATGATTATATGAGTTACGATACCCTCGAGGAGTTTAACACACGTAAACGATGGAAGCTCATCGTGGACAATGTCCTGAACAACCCAGAATTTTACGCGTGTATAAGTTCTCCAGATAGAAAAACCTTTTCTATAAAATAATGAAGTCGAAGGCTTTCATTTTAAGACAAATCGGTGAACTCTTGGAAAAGAATCGAGGTCTCTGTGATGAGGAGATTGAGGAGTGGTACAAGGAGAATGAGGATAAGACTGTTTACGAGCTTCTCACGATAAAGAAACACTTAAGTCAATCCCAAGAATTTCAGGACGTCTCCACGATGAGATGGTTTAGAGAATAGAAGCCTTAATCAAATATGTTTAAAAAGTGGTGTGCAACCCAAGGGTTCAACAATGCATCCAAGCTATCACATGTGCTTATGGACGGAGGTAAACTCTCCGTGCCTTTTGATAGGTTGAATGAATTTTATGAAAAATATGTGGAGGCGGTGCAGTCTGGAGAGACGCTATACGTCGTGGAACAGAAGACGGAGACGTACAACTTTTTCGTCGATATCGATTACAAAGCTCCCGAGGCTCTCGGAATTGATGATATTCAAGACATCTCCAAGGTTATATGTGACACAGTCAAGGGGTATGGTGGGAAGGACTGTATCGTCTCGGTCGCCATGCCTCGAGAGAGTGGAAATCTCATCAAGACTGGTGTACACTTGAATTGGGTGGGCTTCGTTGTTGACCAGACATCGGCACTCACTCTCAGAACCCACATCCTTGTTGCACTCTCGAAGTTTAAGGGAACCATAAAGTGGGATGACATTGTGGACTCTTCTGTCTACGGAAACGCCAAACGGAAGACAAAGGGGAGTGGATTTCGTATGCCGTGGTCACATAAGATGGAAAATAAGGTGACGCATCTTCCGTATCTACCCTTGTTCAGATACACGAAGGAACCTTTTTCAACCCTCATTCGCATCAACCAGGAACCAAGTGTCGAGATTCTTAAGATGGCTGTCGTACGTACAGATGCACCACAAAATGTTGTGATTGACGGTGATACGACACGGAAAGAGGGTTCTTTTACCGAAGAGCAGACGAAGGATGAGGTTCACGATGAGATGTTGAAGAATTCCATCGAGACGTTCGTCAGGAAGCATATGGAGGGACAGGGTGATGCATACGTCACTAAAATCTTCAAACACAAAACGTTGTACCTGGTGTCAACGACGTCGAGGTATTGTGAGAATCTCAAGAGGAAACATAATTCGAATCATGTCTGGTTTATCATCAGTGGAAGACGTATCTTGCAGAAATGTTTCTGTAACTGTCCAACTCTCAAAGGTAGAAGGGATGGCTTTTGTAAAGACTTTTGTGGACGTCATCACGAACTCCCCAAGGACATCTTCGAAAAGTTGTATCCAGAGAAGGAGGAGATGAAGAAGTGTCCAGAAATCAAGAAACCCCAGGAGAAGCCGAAACCCACCACCAATGTCAGACCTCAACTCGAAGCATTCATAAATAAGTTCATGAAAGCAGACCAAAACACAGGAATCGTTACTACGACGAGTAAGAACGGAGTCATGACAGTACTCACGACATCAAACTTTTGCGAAACAATCGGTGATAGACACGATGATAAACTCATGTCTTACGTAATCAAGAAGAATCAAATTACACAGAAATGTCCTAATTGCACATGTTCTAAGGCAAGAACACATGTTTTGCCTCAGAGTATTGTAAAGCTACTTAAACAGTAGTGTACTTAAAAACTCAAAATGATTACTCGTTCAGGACGTAAGATAAAGAAACCCGAATTGTTTGTACCAACTGAGGATGTCGTAAATGATGATTATGGTGATGAAGAGCATGATACTGACTTCGATTCTGACCTCGACACCGAAGATGAGGAATATAGCTCCGAAGAGGATGAGGACGACGAGGAAGACATGGATGAGAATGGAAATCTCAAGGATTTCATCGTCGATGATGAAAGTGAGTCAGAAGATGCTTAAAAAAAACAAATTCTATATTAGAAAATGGAATCTGAAATTGGTAATCCCATTGAATACAACCCTACCCTCGACCCTTTAAATCAGGATAAGATGGAAGAAGAGCATCAAGAACAGCAGCAGCCTTACTACATGGACTACCCACCTCCACCTCCACCTCCACCCCGAGAATCGGATAAGTTTGACTTTTCCAATATTGACAAGTCTACGTGGATTATCGCATTCGCAGTATTTCTTTTAGGCTTTTTTATGGGGAAAACCATGCAGCCAGTGATACTCAGATACACTTGAGTGTGGGACAAAGGTTCCGATGTCCCCATATATAGGTTCAATTTTACCAGTCTCATCGCGGTGCATTAATGGTGAGGGGTACATTGGGTGAATAAACGCATCACGTGTATCCTCAATAAATCCGGCAGTCGTAGAAGCCTCAGGCTCGGTTACTGTTTTGTTTTTTAAGTTATATCCTGGTTTAAAAAACAAAATAAAGAAGGCACCTACCAACAGTATGGTGACGATAATTGCAAACATCCCCGTTTACTGTATACATACATTTTTTCTAAAAGTGATATTTTAGAGAAATTGGGTGTAGTGTATCGATTCATTTTTAATTTTCTCCCTCCTCTTCCTCTTCCTTCACGTCTTCAAGCTCACGCTTCTTGCGACGCTCCTCAACCTCCGCAGCAACGATAGCGTCAGCCTCTTTGACAAGCTCTTCCATGGGGGTGTCGGGCTTCTCCTTCTTGAGACGCTCAAGAACATCGGCGGGGTGAGAAATGGGTGCCTCATCGGACTTTGTATAAAACTTGGAGTTCTCATCGCCGGGACTAATCGTATTTTTAGCCATCGCCTCCTTACGCTCGTTGAACATACGAGCCGCCTGAGCCTGATTCTCCTTGTAACCAACCATAATCTCTTCGAGCTTTTCGTTGGTGTAATGAACATCCTCAATCTTCGTGGGGTCAGGTGGAATGAGAAGCCACTTGTACATGTCTACAACATAGATGTCAAAAGTGGGGTCCTCCTTCTGAAGACGCTTGGCGTGGTTCGCTGCCTCGTCACGTGTTGCGAAAGCTCCACGAATCTTGATACCAAACTTATCACTCTTCTGGGGCGCCTCAGGTCCAATGATAGAGAGACACGCAAAAACCTGCCCGGGGACGGTGGTGTAGTCAGTTTCGAGAGACATTATGACTATTTTAGTAGTTAAAACTTTAAGCCAATGTTAATGTAACATGCATCCATTTTGGGATAAGCAACCCGTACCACGAGAAGGGGTCGGTTCGGGTGAAATTGAAGACACACGTGAAACTTCTAAGAAGACTACGAAACTTCCCGAAGGTTTTGTGTGGTCATCATGCAGTCTCAAAGAAGCTTGTGCCTTCCTCAATGCACACTATGTCGGAAATGACACATTCCGCATGGGATACAATGTCGATAACCTGAAGTGGTCTGTAAATGATAGTGTGGCTATTCGCCAATGTGATACAAACGAACTCGTCGGATACATCTCAAGTGCACCAGTGACTATGCGTGTCGAGACGAAATCTGTGAACATGGTACAGATTACGTATCTGTGTGTACACAAGGCATACAGGAGTATGAATTTTGCCCCGATACTCATCACTGAAATTAAGCGTCGTGCCAACAGAAAGGGGGTATGGCAGGCGATTTACACTGCACAGACCAAGATTCCTACACCGATAACTAAAGCGCACTATTGGCACCGTTTTCTAAATGTCAGACGTTTAGTGAAGACTGGATTTCATCAAACAAATCGACTTCGTGAAAGTTACTATGAAGTGCGGGGTCCATGCAAGTGTCTGTGGAGAAAGATGACTCCAGAAGATGTACCAAAGGTGACTCGACTTCTTCAGGAATACATGTCTAAGTTCAAAGTCGCACCTATCATAGATGAGACCTATGTGAAGACATGGCTTCTTCCAATTCATTCGTACGTAAACGATACGACAGATGACTTCATTTCATTCTATGATGTACTGTATGACCGTATTGATGGTACCGATAGCGTTAGACAGGTGTACAAATTTCATATCGTGGGTGATGTCTACAACGATGCCTTCCTCCTCGCGAAGAATTTGGAATATGACGTCTTCAATACCCTTGATGTTGGGGTTGATACAGACTCTTTAGAAAAGTTGAAATTTCTTAAAGGGACTGGATTCGTGTATTACTATTTGTGGAACTGGAACCTTAGTGAACGCATCGAGCCTAAAGAAATCAATCATATCATCCCATAATGAGGATAGGTGGTACAGGAGGTGCGAACACCAATGCGAGTGGAAGACCCTTTGAGGAGTGTTTTCGACCCACTGGAACGCGTATCATCGGTGGTAAATCGTTCACGTACTTTACCCAAGATGAGTTTGTCAGGCATATGAGAGACCTCAAAGACCCACAGTGGGAACATAAGAAGAAACCCGACGGCGCTCTCGTCAGTGATGATAAGAAGACCATCTTTATCATCGAGTGTAAGCATCAGATTGTTCCAGGTTCCGTTGATGAAAAAATTCGAGGTGGACCATGCCTCCTCTATGAGTACAAGAAGCTTTACCCAACCGTTGAAAATTTCAACTTAATGTTTATTGTCAATGACTGGTGGTTTAGTAAGAAAAAATATGAAATTCCTATCGGGTTTAACGAAGAACACGGGATACCGGTATTTTTCGCGAAACATGATTCAAAATGGAAAATTCATTTAAGGAACTGGACCCTTTACCCAGCTTTCTACAGTGTCGATGAAGAGGCTATTTTTGAGTGGATGACGAAACAAGTACTTCAGTCGTCGTAGAGTCAGGTTTCTTTGAATGTATCGCACGCCTTGCTTGTAGTTCCTTAATGTTGTAATCAGAAAATGCCTCAGTCACCAAATCAACCTTCGCGTTGCTCATGACAAAGTCTGCCCCTGAGTTCTTAGTTAATTCAAATAAATCCTCATGGTCTTTCAATCCGAAGCCATCTTTCGTATATCCCACGAAAGATGTTTTCGTCTCTGGCGCATAAGGTGGGTCGAGGTACACGAAGTCACCCTTACCCACATTTTTGAATGCCTCCCTAAAGTCACATTGCCTAAACTCCACATTCCTGATGAGTTCACTCACACCAATAAGTTCGTCGAGTGTCATGAGTGTGGGTGTCGTCTTGTAATGACCATAAGGTACGTTGAATCCGTTTGGACCCTCCCTATACACACCTCTGAAACACGTCTTGTTGAGAAACACAAACATCGCTGACCGCTCGGGGGTCTCCTCCTTCTTGGTGTTAAACTTCTGACGAGTCCAGTAATAGTAATTTTCTTTGGACTGTTTCGCCTCAGATACGGTCTTCGGTGAGCGATTGACATCAGAGCCTTTACATGCATCATATTCTGTGAAGAGCTTCTTGAGGTGTTTATGTACAACCTCTGGGCTTGTTTGGATATTCTTATACAATTCGATGAGAGACCCATTGAGGTCATATGCACATACTTTGCCTGTGGCAAGACCTTGGGAGAGGATGCTCAAGAGAACACTTCCACCACCGACGAACACTTCATGATAATCCCTAATTTTTGTAGGAAATGAACCTAAGACATCACTCAAAATCTGTGATTTACCACCAACCCATTTGATAAAAGGTTTCATGTTTTGATTTCACATTAAAGTTTTAACCTCATCATCAAATATGGAAGAGATTCGAAAGAACCACAACGACGCCAAGAGAGAGTTGATACAATCCGTGACACAGAAGGGGTATCATATTCTCGACGTTGGGTGTGGTTTCGGAGGTGACCTTCAAAAATGGCACAAGTGTGGAGCGAACATAAACATGTGTGACCCAGTCCCCGAGGCACTCGAGGAGGCGCGGTCTCGAGCCAAAAACATGCACATGCGTGTCAACTTCTATGAGGGTGACATTCACAAGTGTCCAAACAGAAAGTTTGACGTCGTGTGTTTCAACTTTTCGCTTCACTACATCTTTGCCTCCAAGGAACTTTTCTTCAGTTCGATACGTGAAATCAAGAAACGTGTGAAAAATGGTGGTACCCTCATAGGTATCATACCAGATTCTGAAAAGATATTTTTCAATACACCCTATCAAGACGAGAGTGGAAACTTTTTCAAGATGCGTGACCATGGCAACGGGGGATTTGGTGAAAAGTTGTGGGTAAATCTGGTGGACACACCATACTACGCAGATGGACCCAAACCTGAACCAGTGGCGTACAAAGACCACCTGGTGACTCACCTAGAAGACCTTGGTTTTAGACTACACCTTTGGGAGGGGCTGACAGGAAATCCCATCTCAGAGTTGTATAGTAAATTTATCTTTGTTTATAACAGATGATTGTTTTGGCTTTACTCATCCTCGCCAATTTGTGGCTTCTTCAGCAGACCCAGCAACCTCGGGAACTGGTGGAAGTCAAAGAAAAGTACAGAGTTCTCAGGGAACATCTAAAGGAGACCAAGAATGAGAAGTATCGCATGTTGTACCGTTGCATCCCAATCACGGGTATGAAACGGATGGAGGGTTCGGTGGGTTCGAACACGAACAAGGGTGGTGAGATTGTCGTGTGTTTGGATGGTAACACCAATGAAATCTTCCATGTCCTTATCCATGAACTGGCACATTGCACAGTTAAGGAGTATTCACACTCTCAGGAATTTTGGGACAACTACATCGAACTTCGTAACATCTGTGTAGAGNTGGGCATCTACCAANAGATACCAGATAAGACCAAGTTCTGTGGTCAGCACATTCAGGATAAATAATCTCTGTCTACTTTAAATGAAAACACCCTTGAGTTTTTTGTTGATGGCTATCGCCTACTGGATAGCCATCTACGGTGTGACCCTCGTTCCCCAGCAGGTGGATAACTACTACGTCAACCTGATTTGGCTGACTCTCGTCATCCCTAATGTTCTTCGCCTGGTGGTCGGAAGCATCCCACGCCTGGCAGTTGACCGTCTCTTTTTCCTCTCCACGACCCTAATTGCCCTGCTCCTGACATTCGCCATCAACACGGTTTCGAAGGAGACGAAGGAGGGTATCAAGAGTTCTACTGCTGACAAAAGTAAGAAACTGAAGACGAGTTTCTTACTCATGGGGACATTCGCAGCTGGTGCGTTGATTACGTATTATGCGGGTATAGATACCTCAATCTATAGCAATATGGGTTGGGAAAGACCTGTTTAAGGCTTGACGATGTAGTCCTTTATGAAAAAGAAGACAATAGCAGCCACGGCACCAGTGGCGGCGAGACCAACCATGCTCCTACCCCCTTGTTCGTTAAGGAACTTGGGGATAGAAGTCGCCAGACGGTCTTGCACGGGCTTACTCACAGCCGCCGCCGCACACACACCCGCAACGAGAGCGACGAGCTGGTCATCGGTGAGGTTGAGNGGGTTCTTCTTGGCAGGCTCCTGCGTCTGCTGGGGAGAAGGGTACGCACCCTGGGGATGAGGAGCAGTCATCTGGGGCATCATACCCTGCATCTTAGGCTCGTCACCCATCATAGGGGGTTCCATCATGATATCGTTAATGGGAGTGGAGTCCATCGTCTCTTTACTTTGTCTCACATTTTTTTCAGGTGTAAATGACACGGATGGGTTGCTATTGAGGGGAACCATTCCCTCACCATCATCAGCCAAATTCATGGTATTCACTTGGTCTGAAGCCATTTAGTATAGTCACATGTTTTTGAATTCAATACTCAACGCGTCTTTGTAATCTTGAGGTTTGTCTTCTTGGTCGCCTTCTTGGCGTCATCCTCCTTCTGTTCCAAGTGCTTGGGGTTATACATTTTTTTGTGTAGACGCCACAAATCTGGACCACCTACCCTGAAGTTTTTCCTAATTGTCGCCTTGTACCAAAACACACAATCCTGTATCTTGTTGGACTTTACTGTATTGTCCAACACGAGACATTCATAGTTTTCTGTGCATGCATCCATCACCTTGCAGAACATATCGAAAGAGGGAAAGATGCCAAAGAAGGATTTGTACAACTTTTCTCTGTTCTGAATGATATTTTCTCTGAGTATGAAGACATAGTCGACGTTTGCACGGAGAGCTGGGGGGAGGTCCATCACATACTGCATCGTCAACATGAAGAAAATCTTCCAGTGACGACCATTCATGAAACACTGGCGAATACACGTATCCTTTAGGAACTTTGAGTCATACATACAGTCATCTAGAAGCATGAAGGCTCCACAATTATTCTTTCCCGCCCCCACCAACTTTCTCTGCCTCGCCATGACCCGCTCTATGGCGTCTCTGTCATAGTCACCGTAAATGAACAGGTCTGGAATGAAATCAGAATAAAAGTGATTTCCCTCCTCTGTACCTGACAGTACAATACCTGCTGGAAGATGTTTCTTATGAAACATGATATCCTTCACAAGTGTCGACTTACCCGTGTTACGTTTTCCGATGAACACACAAACCCTGTCGTCTGTAATCGTAGCAGGGTTGAATTTCCTCAACTGGAGATTCATTCTAATGTACTGGGTCGTTTTATTTAACAAAATTTTACTCATCTCCAATACTAAAGATGAATATGCAAACGGGATTCGGTGAATCTCAGATGGCAGAGGAGTATATCAAAAGTATGACGGACATCATGCTTCCTGTGATGGAACAGGCTATGCTACTTGCGGGTGAATATTGCAAAGCTTGTGGAAGAGAAGTGATTCTCCCAGAAGACATGGAATATGCGATGAAGTATTGTGCGATGTACACTGTGGGTCAACAGATTGGTACGATGTTCCCCGAAATTTACGAGGATGACGACGAGGAGGATGAAGATATGGAGGATGTACCCCCAGAGGATTGCCCCCCTTTCGTTGAGTACACAGGAGAAGACACCCGCTTCATTCAGATGAATGAAGCCGTTGAACGTTGGGACTCATGGGTGCCACAGAGTCCGATAGAACAGATGTTAAAAAATGCTATTAATAGTAATGAGTAGCTCTGAGCCAGAACCATGGTCATTCACAAACGATTCATTTAAAAAGTATGAGTCCGATACCAGTTCTAGTGATGATTCATCAGACGATGAACAGCTTTTCTCTAAAACAAAATCAATCAAAACCAAAAAATTCAAGAAACTTGTGGAGAAGGAGAAACTTTCATTCGAATAATTTTTTTCCCTGAGTATAGTATACCAATCACCATGTCCGCTGCTGCCATGAAAACTGTTGACCTCGTCACCCAGGAACTCAAGACCCAGACCCTCAACTCCATTGTTGGTGGTTTCTCCTTCGCGTCTGCGATGGCGTGGATGGACTTCGTCCGCTGGGCCGTCACCCAGCTTGTGAAGGTTCCCAAGAACGGTGGTACCCAGTACGCCGTCACTGCCCTCATGACNACCCTGCTCTCCATCATTGTCTACATGCTCGTTGTCCGTATCAACGGCAAGGTTAAGAAGCCCGTTCAGCCCGTCTTCGCGATTACTCGCTAAAACGCCTGGGTTTACGCTTCATGAACATCATCAGGAGTAGTCCGACGACTACTATAGCGATGATATACGTATACTCTTTCTTCCATTCATAAACATCCGAAATGTCAGGGATGCTTATGTCTGATCCTTTCTCTTCAACTTCTTCAGGTGGGTCCACTTTTAGATTTTCCAATTTATCAGTGGAACAAGTAATTTCAAACTTTAGAATATGATCTTGGTTTCTAAAATCATATGGTATCAGTCGTCCATGACTCATGTAAAAAAATTCAATCTTCAAGTCTCTGATACTTTTTTGTGAACCCGAATGAAAATGATGAACCAATGGGTCATCTGAACCGTTATACACAATACTTGTACCACCATCGAGAAGAATATGACCAGTGAAATGGGGTGTTCCGGTATACACGGTTTGATTAAATTCTTCTGAACCAGAAGTCAATTTCAAAACAAGAGATTTCACCCCTCCTGTGTTAACAAAACCAGAAGTTATGGTATCGGTAAACGTGTAATCGTTAGAACCAAAACCAAGTACTTGATGAGGAGTCGTGAAAGATGAACCTGTGTCACTGTACCCATTTAAACCTGTGTCAAATCTAAATACATTACTAGCACCAGATGCTGTAGTAAAAGTCAACGTTTGATTTGACGAATCTGAAGTGACTGTCATTCCAGATAAGGATGTTAGACCGAGTTTAGTATTAAGTGCATCTTTCAACTGTGTAATCGTGTAATTCCCTGTATCAAGTGTTATTGTGATGTTGTCAATATTAAAACTACGATTTGTATCACAGATTAAAAGTTGAGGTGTGGGAATTCGAGCAGATACGAGGCGAATTTCTTTGACATCATAAATGGAGTTTTCTAAAGTAACGACGTAATTATTCGCGTGGGGGTAAATGGTAGCATCACGCTGACTACTGTCGATAGTGAGGTTGTGAACCTTCATTAAAATATAGGCACAATATTTTAATGATTGTTTTCGTCTGGGAAGATGTATAAAATTAATGAGACAGTGAATGCGCCAAAGGGTTGTTTTGGAGCTGACGCTTCGCGATGTCCAGGGAATTCGTGTTGGGATTAGCGTTACCCTTGTACGAGTTGAACTGATGGAAAGGCTTTTGCTGGTACTGTTGTGTCCACCCACCGTTGGCAGCGTTGACGCGACCATCTATACGGCTAGTGTCACTGCGAACCGTCGTCAAGCGGCCACCCTGCTTGAGAGCGGACTCACGAACATTCATGCGACCCGCGTTACCCATACGGTTCGCCTTACCACGGCGGTCTTCGGGACGGAAACCGTACTTCATGAGTTCCTCGTTGGTCTTGGCGGTCACCTGAGCAGCGGCACTGTTCGTGTAAGCACCGTGATGACTGTGGATACCTGGAGCAGGTCGATTGATGTAGTCGTACTGAGTATCGTTACGGTCACTCTTGAAACGAGTGGGGTCTTGAGAGACAGTCTGCGCTGACACGAATCGCTTCGCACCATTGAACCCGAGACCATCCGTACGAAGGCCCGTCTCCGAACGGTTAGTGGTACGCTTCGTCTTCTCATGCTCGTTGCGAGGAACAACACCAGACATACCCTGTGCGCGACCAGGCATCGTGGGGCGCCTGGAGGGGAGATGAGCAGTCGTCTCTGGTTTGTAATGAGTCAACTCACCAACTACGGCAGACCGACCACCTGTAATATCCACAGCTGGACCCGACCGACCCGGGAGGGTCGTGAGCCTATATTCACCAACATTCACTGGGTTGACACGGAACATCTGCTGATAACCACCGACGGCAGGGGTGTCAGCGCTGACACCTAGACCTGGACCAACCAGCTGCTTCTCTACAGGAGACAAGTTGTTCATGCGCCCTGTATCATACATCCGGTTTCGCATCTGGAGAATCTCCTGACCACCGGACCGATGTTGAGTGACGACGTCAGCGAGACTTCCCACCTCTCGCTTACGTGGAACTTCAACCATGGGTTCGAAGTTGTTTGATTCATTAACTTCGTAATTCCTCAATACAGGCACCTTGGGCTCAACCTTGGGGGGTTCAGATTTTGTACTGAGGTTACGACCCGCATACACGAGACCTGCAACAGCCATAAGCGAAATGGGATCAGCCATTCTTACTTCTTGTTAACATTTTTATTAACATACCTTTGCTGAAATAGACCATTTTGGAGTTCGGCACGGGTACTCGCAGGTTCATATCGCATGGTGCGGAGAGGAACCTTACACTCCATATTGTTGAGAGGGAAGAGATTACGTTCATAGGTCTGGACGATGTTCTTGTTGAAACGGGAAGTCGACTGGGGGCGAAGTTGGTCACTCGTGTCGATGTACTGCGCAGGGGAACCCTTACCAGCCATGTATGGAGCAGTACCATAAAGCATAGTGTTGGGACGGCAGCCACCACAATTGAGACCACTGGGCTGGGGGTACACGAAAATTTCATCGGTCGCCTTTACTGGGGGAATGGCTCCCTTGTTTTGAACTCGGGAAAGCCCAGGTTGAAGCTGATACGCCATTTATTATTACATGAGAATATTTATCTACCTAACAGTTCCGCCGTGCATACCGGAACGCTTATCCCCATCTGAGCCCAGGCCCGAGAACGCCTCGAGCTGAACACCACGAGCGTTGGGGCTGCAGTAACGGGTGTCACTCTTACACATTGGACCATTCTTGGGTCCATACAACCATTCCGCAAACGCCGTCTGGTCGCCTGGGATTTTCGTCACTGGATTCGAGACAAACTGCCTATCCATACCATTCCGCAGATACTTGGGCAGAGCCGTCCGAGAACGCCCAGAGTCGTATGGTATTCTGTCACTCGTATAACTCTGAACAAAGGGTTTCACCGTTGGGTAATAGCACGCCTCCAGACGATTGGGGGCATCCGTAAAATCCGTGATGAGAACATTACCCATCGGGTTGTCCCATGTGGGCATCTGACACATAGCCCCTTCTGTGCTGATACCATAAGTCTCCTTCACCATCTTCGACTTATAAAGAACGTAGATGACACCGAGGACAGTCGCACCTAGGACAAAGACACGAGGGTCTCGGCGAATCAGGTAAATGATACAGCATACGTAAATAACAAAGCGAGACGCAGCGTTAACCCTATCCTCTGGGGTTTGTTCACTCGTCGGCCAAAACTGAGCAACCTGGTCGGCGCTAATAAGTTGCTGAGGTTCGTCAAACCAAGCCTTCATTTAGTATACATGGGGTTTATTTTTTTGGGAGGTTACCAAGCATGCCACCCATCATCTTCATGAGTGCATCCTGGTCAATCTGTCCGTCACCATTCTGCATCTTGTCCGCACAATCCTTCGCGATACCCTCAATCATCTTAAGGGTGTCATCGGGGATGGAGACGATGGTCGTACCAAGCATGTAGAGCGTCTGGAGGTACTGCCACGTCGCAGACTTGGTGTTGGCAGACATCTTCTCCCAATACCTCTTAATGTCGAGGTCTTTGAGAAAGTCAATCGTTTCAATCTCCTTAAGAAGGAACGTCTCATCCTTCGCAGAAATCTTGTCAGCGTAGGGAGAGACGCCAGTCATGAAACCGTCGACGACGAGACGAGGGTTAGTCGTCTTCAACAAATCGAACGAAGTCATCATCTTCTTGATACCTTTTTCCTCTGGAAAAGTCTTGTGCAATTCCACAAGAAATTGACCCATCATATCGTTAAACGCAGTAACGGACGCCATTTTCTTATTGTATTGGTGTAATCTTTAAGTTTTAAAAAGGTTCGCTGGAGATAGCCTCCCTCTGACCTATACCACCCGAAACTATGAAAAACACGAGAATCGCGTTGAGTGCGGCGGGTTTGGTGTATTTATTGAGTTCGAGTTTTCCCTCGTTGTTGAGATGCGCCTTGAGATGAATGTACGCCGCAGTGATGGCTCCCGCAATAAGTGCAGCATACATGGGGTCACGCAGATAGTCGGAGAGTTCCATTTAATTATAACGGGGATTTTTTGTACGCTGCTCTGGTGCATCACCGAAAAGAACATCATCATCATCTGGCTGAGGCTGAGGCTCCTCCACTCGAGGCTCCTCCATCTGAGGCTCCTCCATAGGCTCGGGTTCGGGTGCCTGTACACCTGGGACAGTCTTGAACTCGTTCTCGAGACCAGTAGGCTCTGGTTCGGGTTCCCCCATTGGCATCGGCTCCTCCATAGGCTCAGGCTCGGGCTCGGGTTCTCCCATGGGTTCATCCTCACCCTCAACCACATCTGGGTCCATCGCGTCCTGAACATCGCCATCGAGAGAGATGTCTCGAGTCTCCTGAGACATGTATGTCTGAAGAATCTGCTGGACGGGGATGAGTTCCTTCACCGTGTTCTCGATGCATAGGGAGATGCGTACCGTCAAGTTCTCATCCCTCGCGTACTCACTCTGCTCCTCATGGAAGATGTAAGGGTCTTTGTAAAGATCCTTGGCGACATTGTTGTAGCACGTCTGGATGAAAACCTCCTCCGTTGGAAGCTTGAGAGAAATCTTCTTGTTGTCAGCCTTGAGACGAACAGCCGAAAGAATCTTGGTGCAGGCAACAAATACTGCAGCGAGGAGGTCACTGAACCATGAGCACCTGTCAGTGATGTTGTCGGAGTGACGCTTGGACATCGCATTCGACCAGTTGGGAACCTCCTTGAGGAGCTTTTGGAACATGATGAGAACCTGCTTTCCCTTAGCGGTCTTTACCGCTTCACCGTAAATATCCTGAAACACTTCAATCATAGCTGGACACATGATGAGACACATCTGTCCCATGTACTCCTTCTTGGCTTCAACCAATACATTGAGGTTATCCATTTATGATTAAGAGGGGTTTATTTTGAGATGTTCCTACGCACTTCTCCTGTACTTGTTTGCAATCTTTTTGAGATTCATGAGATTGGGGAAGTCCGCTTCACTCCCCTCCTGTTCAACTTTCTGTTTCTTCTTTTTCGGGACATTCCAGGAAATGTATAAGTCATAGTCACTGATGAGACGTGCCTCGAAACCACCAAGTACAAACTGCCTTGTGACATATCTCGCAGCCTGTCCCCTGTCAAACACCGGAAACCCTATGAGAAAGGCGGGTACAGTGAGGAAAATTTGCTTGTGTCCGTACTCCACAGATTGTTTAATCTTCGAGGAAAATTGCTCATAGATTTTTTTATAAATTTCCTTCTTGATTTGTTTCCGCTTCTCGTCGATTTTCGTGACATCGTCGATGCTCAACATACTCTTTACTGAAATTTATTTTTAGCCCTATCAAACTCACTCTTGGTGGGGGCAGCAACCTCCTTGACAAGCCTGTAGTCGACAAACTCCTTACCCTCAGAACCCTCCACGAAGGGGGTCACATCACTTGGAGCCTGGATGTCCAGGGGTTGGCTGCGCAAGGACACGAGACGCGCCTTACCATTTTCAATTTCGAAGGAAGCCACGACGGAAAAGCCGAAGGAGAAGCCATCCTTCTTGATGACCATGAACATACACTCATACAGTTCCTTGTCCTTACCCTTGTAGTGCTTAATCTTGGTTGTCTCGATGATGTAGGTGCACATTCCAGTACGCTTGGAAATCTCCTTGTTGGTTTGAAGTACAAACTCCTCCATCATGTCGTTGTCAACGGCTGCCTCGACTTCACGGTAGCCTGAGAGGTCTGGTCTGGGATCATCCATCTTAACAGACGCCACTGGTTTGGTGTAGCCTGAGAGACCGAAAGCCTCGGTGAAACCTTCTGTGTTCGTCGTCAGAAGAATGACGATGACGATGAGAGCGAACACTAACAAGTAATTCATATTTACTATTATGCGTTAATTTTTTTTTAGAAAATACCCTATAGATAGTAAATGTCACTGCTGATATATAGTCCCAGATGCAAACATTCTATGGATGTCATTGAGTACGTCAATAAACACCCCCAATTGAAACAACTCGTTCACTACCACAACGTCAACACTCAGGGTATACCTCCAAACTATAGGAACAAAATCAACCGTGTCCCCACCATGCTCACAAAGAATGGTAAAGTCCTCGTAGGGAATGAAATCAAAAACTGGTTAGACTCACTTCTTCCAGCGAAGGAAGTCACACATGCAGGTCTCGGGGGGTTCGGGTGTAGCATGACTTCTCTGGATGGTGGTGGAGGGGTATCAGACATGTTCTCATTGGATGACTATGGTCGTACACTTCAACCCCCAATGACGAAGGAACTTGAAGAGAAAATCAATCGGGATGTCACCAAGGGAGTTGCGTACACAGATTTAAAGATGTAACGCACATATCTGAATAGATATGAAGCTCGTGACAATTCAGGCAGCAGCTTTTAAATCAACCTTCGAGGTTCTAAAGGACATCCTCAATGACGTGAACATCTATTTTCGCCCCGATGGAATGTATATCGTGACACTAGACACCGCACGCACATCTCTCGTAGACATTTACCTGGCGGCGGATAACTTTGAAGAGTACCAATGTGAACAAGAGGAAATCATCGCTGGTATCAACATCTCAAACACCTTCAAACTCTTGAAGACTATCACTAATAATGATGTTCTCCAAATTGAGATTAACTCGAAGGAACACATGAACATTGAGATTTCGAGTGAAGCGAAGAAGACAAACACGAAGTTTCAATTGAAGCTCTTGGACATCAATGAGAGTCGCATCGAAGTTCCTGACGTAGAGATGACCACCGTGACAACCCTCCCATCCGCCGACTTCCAGCGCCTTTGTCGTGACATGTCGAACATCGGGACAGATATCGAAATTCGACGAGTCGGTAAGGAGATTAAACTCAAATGTGAAGGCGATTTTGCGAGTCAGGAGACTTCAATCGAGTGTCCTGAGGAAAGTCCAGAAATTACAGGTCTCTACAGCCTGAAGTACATGAACATCTTCACCAAGGCTACAAGCATGTGTGCATCTATACAGGTTATTCAGGAAACGGGGAACAGGTTTTTGATTCTAAAGTACAATGTCGCCAATCTAGGTGAACTCAAGTTTTACCTGGCGACTAAGGTATCTGAAGATTAGTCGTAAAATCATCAAGGGTCGAGAGTGTCTTTTTCATACCTAGTGTGTTTGAAAGGATAATCTTTGGGAACCTGTCCTTGAGTACATCCTTCTCGTAAAATAGAAAATCCTTGAGTGGAACCTTTTGACCATGGAAATCGTTCCGAGGTCCCGAGTATCGTTTCACCTTTTCAGTAATGTCTCGCATCGGCTTATCATCATGGTCGACTATCCAGGCACTACTCAAAGGGATACTAAAGTGCATCGCAGTATCTTCGTTTTGACCAGGTTTGAAATTGATGTCATTCGAAATAGCTGTGTACCTTCTACCGTTAAAGTAGTACTTCACCCTAAGGATTATGTTTTTGACATTTTGTGGAATGATGGTATGTCGAAATTGCTTACCAGTGACGTCTACATAATACTCGCCGAGAATGCCATCCTCCCAATCTTTACTCTCTTTCAACCAAAAGTCATCTTCCACCATGTAGCTCATGTCATGGTCTATGGTGTATTCCAATTCCTCGGATACGACAGAGTAGTCTCTAGGTGTGGTGATGTACTTGTAAAAAAAGAAAATACTACTTAAAAGTTTGGTAAGCATTTCTCTATAAGACATGGAAGGAAATTTTTTAAGTAGATATAACAATAAAATTGCTGAGTGGAGGGAGTTGATAGATAAAGAACCCGAGAAAAAGAAGAAGTATGAATCTGAAATGTCTGATTACATCATCAAGTGTATGCCTTACATGACCCAATATACAGATGATGTAGGTGAGGAAACAAATACAGACAACGTCTTTAATGTCAGAGAGACTGTCGGACTCAAACGAAAGGATATATTCACAGACTATCTCATCGAAGTCGAAAAGCAGAACATCTCGAGACCACGTGAGAGAACGATGGAAACCTGTCAGACATGCCCAGATAGTAACATCATTCATATACACGATACGAGTGACCTGGTGTGTGACGGGTGTGGTGTGGTCGTTGCCGCACTCATAAGTGAAGAGTTGACATACAAGGAGGAACAAGAAACTTCTGAAAAGGTAATCAACTACTCGTACAAGAGGGAGAATCATTTTAATGAATGGCTCTCGCAATTTCAAGCACAAGAGATGACGACAATACCCCCCGAAGTCATCGAGCAACTCAGGGCGGAACTCAAGAAGATAAAAATCAAAAACCTCGAAGACATCACTCATGCCAAGGTGAGGGGTCTTCTCAAAAAGTTAAGACTCAACAAATACTATGAACATGTACCGTACATCACAAACATTCTCAGTGGTATCAAACCACCCAACATGCCACAAGAGTTGGAAGAGTATCTACGAATCATGTTCAAAGATATCCAAAAACCCTTTGATGAAAATTGCCCAACAGAGAGAAAGAACTTCCTCAGCTACTCCTATGTCCTCTATAAATTCTGCGAACTTTTGGGTGAAGATGAATATCTCCAATACTTTCCACTTCTCAAGTCTAAGGAAAAGTTATACCAACAAGACGTCATATGGAAGAAAATTTGTCACGATTTAAAATGGGAATTTATTCCGACGGTGTAAATATATGACATGCCCAAATTTCCCTGTCTGTGGTAAAACAATGAGACCTGGTCTAAAGGTGTGTACCTCATGCTTTTGGAGATTTAAGAATGAAACCCTCCAATTTAAAAACTCGGAGTGTCCAAATTGTCACACGCACCAGGAATGTGTCAAGTTTCGGAAATGCGAACACTTTTTATGTACCAACTGCTTCAGTAGACAGAGAGTATGTCTCATCTGCGAGGGTAAAAAATAAAGTCGGGATACAATAGATGAAAGTCCGAATCCCCCTCAGCAACTCTGGTATCCTCAGTGCCCATGGCTATGAGGATGTCAAGGAAAAGTCCGAACTCGCGAGGCACCGCACCCTCATGCGGGTCGTCAGGGCGGGTGAACCACCCCTAGGTCTCTTTAGGCGTATAAACGTTCTCATGATACTTTTTAAAAATAAAGACCCTAAGTTGTCCAAAATTTTTAAGAAGGATAGAGATTGGGTACGTGAAAAGTTATTATGATTTTGATTGATAGAATCGTTCGAATTCTCAAGAAGGACATCTACCTTCCCATGAAGTGTTACGCAAACAAGAGGCAACTCACGAATCCACGGGACTGCTGTAAGTGTAAGAATTTCTGCAAGAAACCCCCAAGTGGTGGTCACCCCGTATACCTGGAAATACCACCTAAGTACGAACGCAGGTACAACTACACCAAATGAACGACGAACCAGCCCTCCTCGCCCTCTATGAGTTGGAAACCAAAGTTCTCCCCCACCTGGAGACGATTAATCAAGTCGACCCAGCGGTACACCACTGTCTAGAAGAAGCTCGGACTCTACTCCAAAGGGCTCAAGATATTCTTCAAATGGCTGTCCTAGATCCGCAGACACATTATACGGAATCCCAAAGGTTCTACCACAATCTGGCTCGGATTCTTCCTCTGATGGTACTGCTTGAATCCGTCTCACCTCCACCTCCCGATCCGGGTGAGGTGGGTAATTCACCAGATACGCCGTCTTCAGACCTGTCAGACGAAGATAGTTATGAGCCTGCAACTCCGCCGCGTCATTCAGAGTTCGAATAGTCTTGAATTCTAGAACAATCTCGTTGTCAATAATGATGTCTGCCCTCAAGTTACCAATCACATGTCCCTTGAATGGAATCGTGATGACCCGTTCAGATTCATATCGAATCCCTCTCTCCCTCAGTAAAACCTCCATCGCATTGTGATATACTCTCTCACTGTATCCGGGTCCCAGTTGAGAATATATCTCTCGAGCGAATGCCTCGATGTTCATTAGATACCCATCTATTTAAATCTTTATCTAAAGTAAGATGGTCTCGGTCAAGAAGACTTCTACGAAAACGGTGGAGAAACGGAAGTCTGAAACGGTGCGTAGGCAGAATATTAACAGACGTCGTGAAGTGGAGAGACGAAGAAAGATGACTCAAATTAATGCCGCACTCGATCGTCTCTCCAAAAAATTTAGGCGTGTAAACATACCCAGGAATACGTTTAACGTAGGTACGGTGACGAGTGGGAATGATCGTTACCTATCAGTAAGATTGAGTCGTAAAACAATCAATGAACTTCAGAATGTGTATAAGAAAACCTGGGAACAGCGAGTAGAGTATGGGGGTTCGATACCGTTCACACTTTCGAATACACGTAACTATGTTAGATTCGGTACACCGACGGTGAGTACAAACCAACAATTGGCTTCTGTAACCCCTACACAAGAAGATATGACTCAGTATATCGTGTATCATACACACCCAGTTCCCGAACAGAACAGGGCACTGTTTACATATCCAAGTGAGACCGATTTCAGGACGTATATAAGCTATTACCCCGCGATACAAGCAAATATTATCCTCGAGAACCAAGGGTACTATGTCATTGATCTTATTGAAACGAATATGAATAAACCCAACCCAGATGAAGTTATCACAGAATTTAATCGTTTCTTGACTTCCAGAGAATTACGACGTGTATCAGTGAATTGGAGTAACCTTGTATACATTCAAACAACCCCTGACCAATGGAAACGAACTGTAAATGGGTACGTGGACCCCATCATGCGCAAAAAGTTTGGTATATCCATCAAGTACTACACGTGGGACCAGCTCGGTGAGATTACACTCCTAGATAAAAATGTCATCATGAATATAGGATGACCGCACATAGGTTACACATTACAAAAATCGTGGTACGAGATTTGAAATCTGTGAGTAAGTTGTCATCAAAGAATAGGTGGGAATATGGAGGTAAGGTCAAGTACGACAGGTGTATGAACTACAAAGGTCTCACCTACGTGACCTCTAAGGAGAGGGCGCGCGTCGACTCGAGTGTTCTCGAATCAGAATGGGTAGACGCACCCGTCGCCTACCACACACATCCATCATTCCTCCAGGTAATTCCCGATGAAGTTGGTCCCGCAATTTTCACGACACTCCCAAGTAATGCAGACTTTGAATCGTTCATCAAAGGGTTCCCGGATATACAGGTGAACATCATTTGTGACGCGCGTGGATACTATGTCATCGACATTTTCGATGCAGTCCGTATGGGTACAGTTCCAGTTCCAGAAGCTGTATATTCCCTCATGAAGGAAGTACGCTACGAAGATTTTCTCTTCAAACGAGGCTTCGGGGAGGACAGTTGTGAATACTTTTCTACAGATTTGCGTGAATGGAAATGGTTCATAAATGAAGAGTTGAATGGGCGTCTCAATGAACTCTATGGCATTTCTATTCACTTCTATGGATACGATGATGAGCCACCCACGGTCATCATCGACGCATGATGGAATCCTCCAACTCGTCAACCTCATACCACGCCCAATGACACGCCTCTGAAGTAGTGTCCTTTTCACATATCTTCTGTGCTTCTTCTATGGCTTCCTTGAACCGTAGACGAAGTCTCAAATTTTCCACGGGTTTTGGGCGTTGCTCCACAGCTTTTTTTTCGTAAAGGTTATTGAGTACATTTTTCCGTGTTTTAGCCAACTTGTACTTGTACAAATCACTCGAGGAATATGCAACACATCTCATTTAGTATACAAGAGTATTAAAGTTTTAAGTGTATAGTCAAACATAAGATGTCTTCCTACAACGTCGAACCCTGTAACTTCAAGTATCGTGTCTCCTCCCTCGAGAAGGTGGTCGACGGTGACACCATCGATGTCGCCATCGACCTCGGCTTCGATGTCTGCACGAAGCAGCGTGTACGTCTCCTAGGTATCGATACCCCTGAGTCTCGCACATCTGACGCAGAGGAGAAGAAGTTTGGTCTCCTCTCTAAGAAGAAGCTCAAGGAATGGTGTATGAAGGCGGTCGCATCTGAGAAGGATGATATCGAAATCGAACTCAGATGCCCCGAGGCGGATTCTAGAGGTAAGTTTGGTCGTGTCCTTGCAGAGGTTTGGGTATGTGAGGATGGTACTTGGACGAATGTCAATAAGTGGATGTGTGACGAAGGGTACGCCGTTCCCTATACGGGACAGAACAAGGCGGACGTCGAGGCGCTCCATATGGCGAACCGAGAGAAGGTTAAGGATCAGTTAGAGTAAGAATATTTGTGTACCCATAAATTACACACCCATTTTTCACCAGACTTTACAGGTCTCCCACCATGTAAAGCCTTGGACGTATCAAGCTCATAGTTGTCGAGGGTGTCGAAGAAGAGGACATCACCCTTTTCGAGTTTGAACTTCTTTTCTATTT